CAATAGAGACAGTGTCAATGTAAGTGGTAAGAATGTCGACATAGTATACGCAATGTACGAAGGAAAAGTACACGCATTTGTTAATGGGGAAAACTTTACAGGAGATGCTCCGTATAAAGACCTAAAGACTGCGAAGAAAGAGTTTAAAGACATCAAACAAATTATGAAAAATATGGGTGAAGAATTTGGTGTAAATATAGAGGAAATAGTAAATGAAATTAATAGCAGAGTTTAACGAAACTATATCGCCCATCATTACAGAGGGTGCGAATGGTAAAAAAGATTACTTCATAGAAGGCGTCTTTATGCAGGCCGATATTAAAAATCGTAACGGTAGAGTCTATCCTAAAGCAATTATGGAGAAGGAAGTTAACCGATATAAGAAGGAGTTCGTAGAAAAAGACCGTGCATTCGGTGAGCTCGGACACCCTGATGGCCCAACTATTAACCTCGATAAAGTATCCCACTTAATCCAATCATTAGAATTGGAAGGTAAAAACTATTTGGGTAAAGCAAAGGTTTTAAGTACTCCAAACGGAGAGATTGTAAAAGCTCTCATAAACGATGGTGCAAAACTCGGAGTATCTTCTAGGGGACTTGGTTCACTAGAACAAAAGGGAGATGCACAATATGTTAAGAATGATTTTCAACTTGCAACTGCAGGTGATATAGTCGCAGACCCTTCTGCCCCTGAGGCATTTGTCGAAGGAATTATGGAAGGTGTTGAGTGGGTAATGGAAAATGGTATTCTTACAAGAGTTCAAGTTGAGACTATGAGGCAAGAATTACGTTCTGCTAAGAAAAATCAACTTGAAGAAACTAAGTTAAATCTATGGAAAAGGTTCGTTGAGAGTCTATAACATATAAATAAAATAAAGTAATACAAATTAGTATTAAAACAGGAGAAAAAAATGGCAGAGTTAGAAAATAACCTAGAGACTACTGAGGAAGTAGTTGAGACTGTAGAGGAAGGTACTCAACCTGACGCTAAGTCTGAGAAAGGTGATAAAAAACCAGTCAAACAAGGTTCATCCGATGCTGAATCAATAGAAGCAGGCAAAGCGGAAGTCGTCCCAGTTGAAACCAATCCTGTTGACAAAGCAGTTAAAGCAGTAAAAGACGCTGAGAAGAAAGTCCCTTCAAATGAAGGCGACCCTCAGAAGAAAGGTGCTGGTAAAGCTGAAAAGCAAGAGAAAGTCAAAGAAGAGACAAAACCTTCGAAGATGGAATCAATAAAAGCTATCGTCAACAACATGAAGGAAATGACTAAGGAAGAACTTCAAACAGTATTGTCTACAATATCTGAATCTGAAGAGGACGAGAGTTTGACTAAAGCAGAAGTTGCGAGAGCAGTTGTTGAATCTTTGAAGACTATGGACGAAGACAAAGTAGGAGAAATCCTTGAGTCTATGTCTGAAGAAATTACAGAAAATGCAGAAGAAGATGCAGTTGCAGAAGAAGTTTCTGCAGATGTTGAATCCTCACTAGTTGAAATTGAGATAGATGACGACCTATCAGCAATTTCCGAAGCATTAGACCTTTCTGAAGAAAATTCAGAAAAGGCAAAGACAATCTTTAAAGCTGCTGTACAATCAAAAGTACAGGAAGTTAAAGAACAACTTGATAGTAAATATCAAGAAGAGTTAAAAACCACAGTTGAGTCAGTTAAAGGCGACCTTTCGGAAGCAGTTGACAAGTACTTAACATATTGTGCAGAAGAGTGGACGAAAGAAAACGAACTAGCAATAGAACGTGGTTTGAGGTCAGAAATGACTGAGAACTTTATCGAAGGTTTAAAAACATTATTCGTAGAACACTACGTTGATGTTCCTGAAGATAAGTACGATGTTATCGATGAACTCGCAAATCGTCTTGAAGAGATGGAAGCTAAACTTGACGGTGAAGTGTCTAATAACATGGCAATCACTGAAGAGTTAGACCAACTCAAGAGACAAAATGTTGTATCAGAAGCATCGAAAGATTTAACAGATACACAAAAAGAGAAACTTTCTTCACTTGCTGAAGGAGTAGATTTCAAAGATGGTGAAGACTTCGCTGAGAAGATTTCTGAAATCAAAGAAGCATACTTCAAAGTAGACGGAGAGAAAGTTGAGGCGGAAACTAATGTTCAAGAAGGTGAAAATGAATTTCAAGTTGAAGAAACTGAGAAGAAATTAGACCCTACTATGAATAAGTATTCGTCTGCAATAACCAAACTTAACCCCTTATAAGGTTAGGTTTTAATTTAAAGGAAAATAAAATGTTTTTATCAGAAAACTTACAAGAAAAGTGGCAACCTATTCTAGAACATTCCGATTTACCAAAAATCGAGGATAACTACAAGAGAGCTGTTACTGCTGTAATCTTAGAAAACCAAGAGAAAGCTCTACAAGAGCAGAACTTGCAAGAAGCAGCACCTTTAAATGCTACTGGAACAGGCATATCTAACTGGGATCCGATTTTAATCTCCCTAGTAAGACGTGCTATGCCAAATCTCGTTGCATACGACATTTGTGGAGTTCAACCAATGACTGGCCCTACTGGATTAATCTTTGCTATGAAAGCAAGATATAACGATTATCCATCAGGAACTAGATTGACAAAATCCGAAGCTATGGGAATAGACGAAGTACAGAGTGATTACTCTGGCGGAGTTAACCCTACAGCTGCAGGCCCTTTAGCTGCTCAGAACCAAGACCCGTTTAACGGTTCTTATGCATCTGACACTGGGGACGGTATGTCTACAGCAAGTGCAGAAGCACTTGGTGATGTAGAAGCATCCAACGGTTTTGCTCAAATGGGTTTCTCAATAGAGAAAGCTACAGTTACTGCTAAGTCAAGAGCATTAAAAGCAGAGTACACACTCGAACTTGCACAAGACCTTAAAGCAATTCACGGCCTTGATGCAGAATCAGAATTAGCAAATATTCTTTCATCAGAAATTCTTGCTGAAATCAACAGAGAAGTTGTCAGAAACGTTAACATACAAGCAAAAGTTGGTGCATCAGCAGCAGCAGTTGCAGGTACGTTCAATTTAGACGTTGACGCTAACGGACGTTGGTCAGTTGAGAAATTCAAAGGTTTGTTATTCCAAATCGAAAGAGAAAGCAACGCAATCGCTAAAGAAACAAGACGAGGAAAAGGTAACTTTATCCTATGTTCTTCAGACGTAGCTTCTGCATTGTCAATGGCAGGTGTATTAGATTACGCTCCTGCTCTTTCTACTAACCTAAACGTTGATGACACAGGCAATACATTTGCTGGTGTTCTTAACGGAAGAGTTAAAGTATACATCGACCCATATGCTGGTGTTGATTACTTAACTGTTGGTTACAGAGGAACAAATCCTTATGATGCAGGTATGTTTTATTGCCCATACGTTCCATTACAAATGGTTCGTGCAGTTGGCGAAAACACATTCCAACCAAAAATCGGTTTCAAAACTAGATATGGAATGGTTTCAAATCCTTTCGTTGGTACTACACCAGCTGATGGACTTGCTACAGCGGCAACAAACCAATACTACAGAAAATTTGCAGTTTCTAACATTCTGTAAATCAAAAGTTTTAACTAACTTTAAAAGGGTCTCTTCGGAGACCTTTTTTTTTGTCTCAGATAAGCGAAACCCCAGTCACTTCTCACTCTTCAGCAGGTTAACTGGGGTCTCTAGTTGAGGTCTTCTATCTCACAATCGTTATTTGTTTTTGACTCCATTTTTCAGGCAAGGTAACGAGCCTCGGTTTCTCTCAACGTAACTTTAAAAATCTCCATCAGCGACTTGAACAACAGTAGTTCCTCTCGCTCTCCACATATCAACAACCTTGTTTCTATCGTCAAAGACAATGTCGATTTTTCCACCGAACTCTTCGAATTTTTCTGCAAGGTCGGATTTAAACTCTTCATCAGGTCTGAAATCACCATCGGGTCTAAGAAAAAGACCTTTGTGACCATCACCAATCCACGCAGAAATCTGAGATTCGGTAATCTCTCTTTGAGATTCGTTTCTCGCAGAGAAGAATGCAACATCATCCCCAATGGCAATGTGTCTTTTTGCAATGTCACAAACCCACTGAACAGGGGTATCCATATCAGTATGTTCTTTAAATGACTTCCAGTCTGCTGGTTGAGTTTCAACGAAATGTCTCCTATGTTCGCAATCTGCGATAGTTCCATCAACGTCAAAGATTATTGTTTGTTTTTCCATGTTTATAGCTTAACATAAAACGTACCCCACTGTCAAGCGGTTTTTCAACTTTTTTTTGCACTAAATACAAGGTACAATACAGTACATGACACATACACACAGGAGAAAAATATGTCAAATAATAAATCAGGGTTCGAAATCAGAGCCGACTTACTTTCACAAGCACAAGGAATAATTGAAGGAAACTTCCAAAGAGAAGTTGATGCTATC